ACGCATGTTACCATAAAGTAAAAGCTAGATATAAGGTTTTTCCATCAGCTTATGCTTCAGGAGCCATCGCAAAGTGTAGAAAAGTTGGTGCAGCCAACTACGGAACTGGTGGTAAAAAGAAAAAAACTAAAAAGAAAGCTATGGGCGGAGTTGTAAAATTTGGCACTGGTGGATCTGTTAATGCAGGATGTGGTGCAGTTATGAAAGAACGTGGTAAAAAAACACTAATAGTATAATGGCAGTAAGAAAGACAAAAGCGGGTTTAGCACTTAAACGTTGGTTCAAAGAAGATTGGAAAGATCAAAGAACTGGTAAGAAGTGTGGTAGACAAAAAGGTGAGAAGAGAGGCACACCTTATTGTAGACCAACTAAACGTATTTCTAAAAAAACACCAAAAACAGCATCAGAGATGACAGCGTCTGAAAAACGTAGTAGAATAGCACAGAAGAAGAGATTAGGGCAACCCGCAGGTAAGCCAAGAAGAGTGAAAGCTTTGAAAAGGAGAAAAAAGTGAATAAAAAAACACAACTAAATAAAGCCATTCAAAAAGTTAAAAACAAAACTAATAACAAAAAAACTACAAAAAAGAAAAAACTGCCTCCTGCATTACAAGCATTTTTAGACAAAAAGAAAAAGAAAAAGGGCAAAGGTTAATAGATGGCAACTTCTGGTTCAAGAGATTTTGATTTAGATGTCGGTGAAATTATTGAAGAAGCTTACGAGCGTTGTGGCTTAGAGTCTAGAACAGGCTACGACTTGAAAACTGCTAGACGTTCTTTAAATATAATGTTCGCTGATTGGGCAAACAGAGGATTAAACCTATGGACAGTAGAACAATCTACGCAAGCTCTTACTGATGGAACTGCATCTTATACATTAAGTGCAGATTTTACTGATTTATTAGAAGTCGTTGTAAGAAGAAGTGGCACTGACTTTATGTTAACCAAAATGTCTCGTGGCGAATATTTAAACATACCCACAAAAACTCAAGAGGGTAGACCAACTCAATATTATTTTGATAGAAAAACTACACCTAGTATTACACTATGGCCGACACCAGAAAATAGCACAGACACATTAGTGTTTTACTATGTAAGAAGAATACAAGATGTAGACACACAAGTTAATACAACAGATGCACCATTTAGATTTTTACCATGTGTTATAGCGGGACTATCATATTACTTAGCCGTAAAAAAAGCACCAGATAGAATACAACTATTGAAAAGTATATATGAAGAAGAATTTCAAAGAGCCTCTGACGAAGATGATGATAGAGTGCCTCTAAAACTTACACCAGATATTAAATTTTTGAGGGTATAATGGGTAGATTTGCTTCAGCCAAATATGCATACGGAATTTCAGATAGATCTGGTTTTAGATATAGAATAAGAGATATGAGAAAAGAATGGAATGGTGCCTTTGTAGGTTATGATGAATATGAGTCAAAACATCCTCAACTTGAACTCTCAAGAATAAAGGTTGATGCGGAAGCCATTAGAAATGCAAGACCAGATCGAACAGAGCCATCTGTTGAAAATTTATTGGGAGTTAATCCTTTCACTTCGGCCGTTGCTGATTCTGGTAGCACAGTAATAACTGTTCTAGAAAAAAATCACGGAAGGTCAAGTTCTGATACAGTCCGTTTTAGAAACTGTATTGGTTTCGATGGTATTACCAAAGCTAATTTAGAACTAGCCACTGGCTTTACAATTACTGTAACATCCACAGATCGTTACACTTTTACAGTTAGTGCTTCATCTACAACAGGTAACATTAAAGGAGGCGGTGATCGAGTATCTGCTGGACCCGTTACATTATCGTCATGAGTTTCACAAAAGCAACATTAACAACTGCAATACAAGACTACACTGATAATAGTGAGACCACCTTTGTAAATAATATTCCTAATTTTGTAAAAGCAGCAGAAGAAAAAATATTAAAGAGTGTAGACTTTGATTATTTTAGAAAAAATGTGACAAGCACTTTAACTTCTTCCGATCAGTTTTTAACTGTGCCTACAGATTATTTAGCTTCGTTTTCATTACAAATTACTACATCTGGATCAGAAAGTTTTCTTCTGCAAAAGGATGTTAATTTTTTAAGAGAATATACACCCGCTGCTACGACAACAGGTTTACCAAAATATTATGCCAGATTTGACGAAAACAACTTTATGTTAGCACCCACGCCTAACAGTGCATATACAATTGAATTACATTATTTTTACAGACCAACAAGCTTAACTGCGGGCAGTGATAGTGGTACAACTTGGTTGAGCACTAATGCTCCATTCGCTTTATTATATGGTTCGTTAGTGGAAGCTTACAGTTTTATGAAAGGTGAACCAGATGTGTTACAAAATTATAATGGATTATACACACAATATCTTGAAAGATTGAAAGATTTAGGCGAAGCTAGAGAAAACACAGATGGATATAGAGTTGGTCTACCATCAAGACCGAGAACATAGGAGTATAAAATGGCAACAGCAAATGCAGCAACCACCTTTTTAGAAAATAGACTTTTAAGTTTAATTTTTAAAAATAACGCAGCCTCGTTTAACACACCTGGAGATAGTATATATGTTGGATTAGCAACGGCAGTATCTAATTTTAACGACTCGACTGGAGAGTCTGGCGATCCAGTTATAACGGAAGCTAATTTTACAAACTATGAAAGAAAACAAGTTACATCTTCTAACTGGACACTTACTGCTGAATCAGCAGATACACAGACAATAAAAAATGCAAACAGCATAGAGTTTAACGCATCTGGTGGCACAGACAATACAATCACTCATGTTTTTATAGCCACTGTTGCTACTGGCACTGCATTAGATGTAGTAGGCTCTGGTGGTAATGTTTTATTTATAGGTGCATTAGATGCAAGTAAAACAATATCGAGTGGTGATATATTTAGAATAAATCAAAATAACTTAACGATAGAACTTAAGTAATGGCATTAGTAATATCAGATAGAATAAAAGAAACAACGACCACAACTGGTACTGGCACATATACACTTGCTGGTGCAGTCACTGGCTTTGAGACTTTTACTGCTAATCTAAGTAATTCTGATACAACATATTATGCTTGCACTGATGGCACTGATTTCGAAGTTGGTTTAGGAACATTTACATCTTCTGGAACTACACTTGCAAGAACCACTATTTTATCAAGTTCTAATTCAAATAATGCAGTTAGTTGGTCATCTGGTACAAGAACTATATTTTGCACACTTCCTGCTGCAAAAACTGTTTTCTTAGATGCTAGTGGCAATATAGTTGCTGCAAATGGTAGTAATTTAACTGCACTAAATGCCTCTAACCTATCAAGTGGTACTGTACCAAATGCTAGGCTAGATGCAGAATTACAAGCATTAGCTGGGTTAACATCAGCAGCAGATAAAGGTATACAGTTTACTGGATCTGGCACTGCTGGGACTTATGATTTAACTTCTGCTGGTAAGGCGTTACTAGATGACGCAGATGCTTCTGCACAGAGGACAACTTTAGGATTAGGAACAGCCTCAGTTGCAGCTACTGGTATATCAAATGGTAATGTACCAGTGTTTACCTCTGGTGTAGCCGATAATGATTTTTTAAGAGTTGATGGTACAAGTATAGAAGGAAGAAGTGCATCTGAAGTATTGTCTGATATAGGTGGAGTTACTGCATCAGACGCATCTAATGATGCAACAGCTTTAGCAATAGCGTTAGGATAAGATATGGCAAATACATTTAAAGTAATTAATTTCGCTGCTGAACCAGCAACAGCAGGTGCAAATAGTGGTCTGGCGTATGATGTATATACAGTAGCAACAGGCACCACGACAGTAATACTTGGATTAACTTTATGTAATATACATACGGCACAAGTTACTGCTGACGTAAGATTAGTTAGCACAACAGCCAATAGAGGTGGTAATAATAATGTTGCTAATGGCACAAGTATAGTTGTAAATGGTGCTCCTATACCTGTTGGAAGTTCTTTAGAGTTATTGGCTGGTAATAAATATGTCATGGAAGCTGGAGATAAACTATCTATAGATTGTAGTGTAGCAGATAAATTAAGTGGCACATTAAGTGTAATGGAGATTACTTAATGCCCTATATTGGATCCTCTCCTTCTAATGGCGTAAGAAGAGTACACACATATACTGCCACGGCAAGTCAGACAACTTTTAGTGGAGCAGGCAGTGAGGGAGCTACGTTATCTTATAAAGACACAACTTTCGTTGATGTTTTTCAAAACGGAGTTCTGTTGGGTTCGGCAGATTATACTGCAACAAGTGGCACATCTATTGTCTTAGTACAAGCTGCATCAGTTGATGATTTAGTTGTTGTTATAGCGTACGATGTTTTTAGCGTAGCAGATACAGTAAGCAAATCAGATGGTGGTACATTTGATGGTGCTGTAACTGTAAGTGGTGCTTTTACTTCACAAGGTATAGACGATAATGCTGATGCAAATGCTATTACTATTGATTCATCAGAGCAAGTAGGTATAGGAACTACAAGTCCTGCTGATAAACTTCATATTTCTAAGGGAAGTTCTGGAATATCATCATTTGCAGCTAATACTCAGGTAATTATGGAAGATGATGGAAACGTAGCACTTCAATTAGCATCACCAAATACTGCAACTCAACAAATTCTTTTTAGTGACCCTGAAAGCAACATAGCAGGGGTAATAAAGTATGACCATTCTAATAATTCAATGTCATTTTTTACTGGAGAAGGAACTAATGAACGACTGTTTATCGCTAATAATGGTACAATATTGACGAATAAAACTGATGTAAGTGTTGCAGTAGTAGGTGCGGCATTTTATAGTGGAGGTCACGGAGCTTTTACACGAGCTTCAGGTATTGCATTGATAGCAAATAGAACTACAAATGATGGTCAAGTAGTATCTATTAGGCAAGACAACACACAAGAGGGTGCAATAAGTGTAAGTGGTTCAACAGTTAGTTATACTTCTTTTACTGGTACACACTGGTCTAGACTTACAGATAATTCTAAACCAACTATTTTAAGAGGAACTGTGATAGAAACAATCGATGAAATGTGTGATTGGTATCAAGTGCAATTTACAGTTAAGCCTACTGATGGAACAAGTAATTATGTAGAGAAAGTAAGTATTGCTTTACCAAAAGGCAAAAAAGTAGGTGATAAAATTACTTACAAACATAATGATATTACTTATAAAGATGCTGAAATAATTAAAGAAAATGATGAAAAACACACCAAATGTCAAATATCTGATACAGAAGATTCCAAAAGAGTTTATGGTGTATTTATGGATTGGGATAATGATGATGATACAGTTAATGATATGTTAGTTATGGCAGTAGGTACTGGTGTTGTTAGAATATCAAAAGATATTACTGTACAATCTGGTGATTTGCTTTCATCTAAAGGTGATGGAACAGCTAAAGTTCAAAGTGATGATATAGTTAGAAGTAAAACTATAGGTAAAGTTTTAACAAACATAAAGCAAGAAACATATGATGACGGAAGTTATACTGTTCCTTGTGCATTATATTGTGGGTGATTAAATGGCATTAACTAAAGTATTAGATGGTGGAGTTAATTTTACTAACGTAGCGTCAATGACTAAGTTATTAGATGCAACTATATCAAGTGCAGCTTCATCTTATGATATAGATTCTACGCACATCAATTCAACCTATGATACTTATCATTTAGTTGCTAATTTACATCCTGCATCAGATGGACCTGATTTAGAGGGTAGATGGATTGTTGGAGGTTCTGTTGATACTGGAAGTAATTATCATTTTGAGGGTTTGTCTCCTCACGGAACTTCTGGTTTTACAAGTGATAACACTGACAAAATGAGATTTGTTAGATATGGAATTGGTAATGCTACTGGTGAAGGCGTTTCTTTATACGGAAGAATAACAAATGTAAATTCAACAGTTTTTGCTTGTTCAATAGAGGGTCAAATAGTGATGCAAGGAGAAAGTACACCTTTTATGAATAACTTTGGAACTGGACATAAGGCTTCAAATGCTTCAGATGTAGTAAATGGAATGAGTTTATTCTTTTCTAGTGGCAATATAGAATCTGGCAACATACAGTTATATGGAATAAGTTAATGACTAATAGATATAAAATGGTAAATGATAAATTAGTTCAACTAACTGATGCAGAAGAAAAAAGAAGGCAAGCAGAAGAAAAAGCATGGGTGGATGACGCACCTAATAGAAGAATGATAGAACTTCGTAGACAAAGAAACATATTATTGGCTGAAACAGATTGGATGGCTAACTCAGATGTAACCATGTCTGATGCTTGGAAAACTTATAGACAAGCATTAAGAGACATAACAACTCAAACACCAAAAGATAACGCTTTATCAAATATAAAATTTCCAGAAAAGCCAACGGAGTAAACGATGCCATATATAGGAAACACAGCAGCAAATAGATTTGTATCAGCAAAAGCAGCTACACAGTTTTCTGGTAATGGTTCAACAACTGAGTTTACACTAGATCATTCAGTGGGTTCTGATGAGGATATACTTGTATCTGTAGATGGTGTTATTCAAGAACCATCTGTAGCTTATTCTGTAAGTGGTACTACACTTACATTTACTGCTGCACCATCAAATAATTCTGGTAACAACATATTTGTCTATTATTTATTTAGAACTATAGGAACGATAGCTCATCCCAGTAATCTAGCGTTAAGTGCAACAACAGGCACATTTAGTGGTAATTTAACCTCGTCTGGCACAATAACAGGAAACGCCTTTAGTGGTGATGGTACTGGATTATCGAATGTAGGAATAACAGGTTGGTCTAATAATGGTAGTAACAATGATTTACTTCCTGCGAGTGCAAGTGCAGGTATTTATTTAGGTGTAAATTCTGCTACTGCTTCTAATTTATTAGATGATTATGAAGAGGGTACTTGGACACCTTCATTAAGTGGAGTCAGTAGTCATTCTGTAGCAGTTGCAAAATATGTTAGAATTGGTAATACAGTAACTGCTCATGCACATTTAAATGGTGTGGTAGGTGGAAGTGGTAGTATGACAGTATCAGGATTACCTTTTACAGCAAGTGCAACTACTAATATGTTTCAATCAATCACCATAGGCTTTATTAGTCATATTGGGTTTACATCTGGAAGTATGTTAGGAGTTTGTGCAAGAATTAATCCAGATGCAAGTCAATTTACTATGCTTAGATATAGGCATAGCAATAATGGTGATGGAGTGCAACGAAGTCAACAGCCTACCAGCACTGCTGTAACTGTTCAAATTGGTGGTACATATATAACAGATTAGGAGTTTTTTATGAGTTTAACAAAAGAGACTAAAGTAGGTAAAATAGAAATAATAAATAATTGGTCAATTCATGTAAGAACTGACACTATTATAAAAGAAAGTGGCACTGAGGTATCAAGGTCATCACATCGTCATGTCTTGCAACCTTTTGTATCTGTTTATAAAACAAAAGAAGATAATGGAGTGATGGTTCCTGATCTTAAAGATGGCAAATTACAATGGACACATACAGCTACTGATATCTCAAAAGAAGATGCACAAGTTCAAGCTATTTGTAATGCAGCATGGACAGATGATGTGAAAAAAGAATTTAAAACATTTAAAGAAGCACAAGAAGTTACATAGGATTACTTATGACAAAAGCAGCAGAATTAGCAAAGATGGGTGAAGTCCTAACCAATGGTCAGATTGGTGGGCGAAGAAACATTATAATTAATGGTGCTATGCAAGTTTCACAAAGAAGCACAAGTGCATCATCTATTACAGCAACAGGTTATCATGCCTTAGATAGATTTAAATTATTATATACTGATGCAGGAACATGGACAATGTCTCAATCATCAACGACTCCAAATGGTTTTGCAAATAGTTTAAAACTAGATTGTACTTCAGCTAAATCTTCTTTGGCTTCAGATAGTAGATTATTTATAATGACAAGTATAGAAGGTCAAGATGTTCAACAATTCAAAAAAGGCACATCTGATGCTGAACAGTATACATTAAGTTTTCATGTTCGTTCAAATAAAACTGGAACTTACCAAGTAAATATTGAAGATAATGATAATGTAAGAATAGTAGGTTCAACCTATACAATAAGTTCGGCTAACACATGGGAGAAAAAAGAGATTACCTTTGTAGCTGACCAAACAGGTGCTTTTGCAGATGATACTGGAGATAGTTTAGCTATAATGTGGGCATTAGTTGCAGGAACAGACAACTCATCAGGTGCAGTTCCTACAGCATGGGAAGCTAAAGTAAACACAGATAGAGGTGCAGGATTAAATATTAATCTTGCAGATAGCACAGATAACGAATGGTATATTACAGGAGTACAACTAGAAGTAGGCTCTGTTGCTACACCATTTGAGCATAGGTCACCTGCTGAAGAATTAGCTTTGTGTCAAAGATACTATATAGAAGAAGATGGTATTTCAATGAGAAATTTTACTGGTGGAACAATAGCTGTGTCAATTCCTCACTTTTGGAAAACAACAATGAGGGCTGCACCCACAATTACTGGAACTAATGCCACTGCGAATGAAACAATTTCAGCACGAGGTTTTCAGGCATATAAAGGCACTATAGGATCAGGTGCAAGTTGGCAATTAACTGGTACTAAAGCAACTGCGGAATTATAAGGAGAAACAATATGAACATTAGTTCTGCTCAATATTGGGATAGAGATGGTGAACATAACCATATAATTGCTACTATAGATGGAGTTGTAATGTCTGTTCCTTTAGACCCTAATAACATACATTACGCAGAAATACAAAAACAAGTTAAAGCAGGAACACTAACCATTAAGGATGCAGATTAATGTTTGGTGCGTCTGCATTTGCAGAACATTCAATAGCAAATCAAGGCATATTGTTTTTTGATAGTGCCACTATGAGTGGTACAGCTTCTAAAGCATCTGTAGGCGTTGGAATACTTGCTGGTATAGCCAGTATGGATGGAAACTTTACACAAACTTCAACAGGTATTTATTCGGCTAGTGCAAATGCAGATATAAGCTCTAATTTTGTTCAAACAACAACAGATATAAAACTTGTTAATGAAGGCATAAAATTATCTGCTTTCACGTTTACCTTAACGGGTGCAGCGATAGAGGTAGCGTTAGGTACATCAAGTCAAGAATTGAGTTTTACAAAATCTACTCAAGGAGATATACTGTATGTAGCTATTGTGCCAGAAGCAAATGAGACTTATACTGAGATAACGCCAAGTGGTACAGAGACATGGACGGAGATAACGCCAAGTGGTACAGAAACATACACAGAAATAAACGCATGAGGGATATATGCCAAGTTCTTATACAGCAAATTTAGGAGTAGAAAAAATAGGTTCTGGTGAACAAGCTGGAACTTGGGGGACAACGACTAATTTAAATCTAGATATTATAGACAGAGCCGTAAATGGTGTGGGAGCTATAACATTATCTGGTACATCACATACATTAACTACAACTGATGGAGCTTTGTCAGAGGGTGGTAATAAAGTATTAGTATTAGGTGGGTCACCATCTGGTACAAACACCATTACAATATCACCAAACGATCAAGACAAAATGTATTTTGTGCATAACAACTCTGGTCAGACTGCAACTTTTACACAAGGATCTGGTGGCAACGTATCTATTCCAACTGGATCGAAAGGATTAATCTTTGCAGATGGTGCAGGATCTGGAGCTAAAGTTACTGATTTGCTTGATGGTCTAGCTTTTGGTGGAACAAAACTTGCATCTACTGCAACAGAATTAAATATAGTTGATGGAGGCAC